TGCTGTTTAATATATTTCAACTGGTTCTGCTACTTCTCAAAAAGTAAATTCGTTTTTATTTATATTGTAATTAAATAGTAGTTACTTTGCATAATTATATAGTTCATCAAAACTGCTTGCAACCATTGCTCATGTTTATAATTGTTAATATAATTTAATGTTAACATTTATTAATTGATAATCTAACAACTTTCACTTAACAAGTAAACTGTGAATGTCTAATCAAATAATTGGTATTTTGATTGTTACAATATTACTATTTTATACAAAATTGCTTATACAATTAATTATTTCAGTTTGATTAGATAACTAAGTTAATTATGATAAATGAAAACCATCAAAAGATTTAATGATTTTCCATTAATATTTTTAGTTATTATAATTAATTACTTAATTAATATTATTATTATAAAATGAGTTAAAGATTTATATTGGGTTTTCTCAATCTTACATGCATAAAATATTTATATTATCAATATACTACCAATGATGATATTGACCTTATTTGGCAATTGAAGGATATAATACTAGTAGTGACTAGGTTTTCTTAAACAATTGTATGATATCATTGTCTTCTAACATTAACCAATCTAAAGTTAAATATATTTTATTATATTTATTTTCTTTTTTATAATGTTAATATTATTTACTAAAATTGCTTTAGCTCATTGAAAATGTATTTCATGGATTATTAATTTAGAAGTCTTCCATTTTAATGTAGTGTAAGTGTAATGATTTACTAACCTCTAATAATGTTGTATCATGTAATAATACTGCATTTTATTAAGTTTTATTATATTTTAAGTAGGATATTATTATTATTTAGTCAATTAAGTATTGAAAACCATATTCAACTGGTGAGGATTTTGTTATTTATACGTATTGTAATAGTTCTTACTCGTGCAAGAATAGATAATATTGTTTGTATGCCTTGTTTGTCATTAAAATTATATTTGATTAATGAATTTTCTTTTTTAATATCTGTTCTTCTTCATATTATTATATAATATTAGACACTTCTGTTTTCTTACTTTTATGCATGTGTAATGGTGCTAATGTATATTAATCCCAATCAATCTCAATATCACCTCAAATATTTCATTACTCTGTTTTATTTAATTTTTACAATTCAAATGGTGATTAACTAATGTCAACCTCTTCTATTTCTTTTAATTATTATTATGTGAATTACATTGTTGAAACTATACGTTTTTAAAATTCAACTTATCTATATTAGTCATATTTCAGACCATATTATTTCAAAGTAGTATAAGCATGTTAGATTAATATCTATGTTTCTTACAATATCTTATCTAAATCTACATCGTTTGATAATTTAACAAATTAAATCCATAATTAAGGTGTTTTTTCACC